GTAGTTATTGAAAGACGTGTTCTTAACCGTGCAAGTATTGTCAACATAGAAAACAAGATGGGTGTTTTCTGGCATGGTTATAGTATCAGAACTAATATTACAATACTTGACCAGGTTGTCTGTTCTCGCCAACCTAACAATCATATCAGGATATGTGATGTTAAGACCGTTAATACTCAGATTAACATCTCCCTCGCTATTAACATCATCACTCCAGATAACGCCGCTGCCAATACTCCCGTCCAAAGGCTGACCAGCGTAATAACCAGAAATATTAAGGCTCCCAGTATTAGCGTAATCCATGTAAGCTAACGAGTTGCAACTACCAGTAACGCTACAATTACCGATGGTCGTGTCGGTGATTGTGCATAAGTCGCTGGCGGCTCCGCTAATATTACCGCAAGGAATAATGAGAAGGTCTTGTATGTCGCTCGGAGCATCATAAGAATCCCAGTAATCAGAACTATTAACATCAAGACTCCCTTCGTCTACTCGCAACAAGTAAGTATTATTACCCTTACTCTCATTCCAGCAAAGACTTCCAGTACAATTATAGAGGTAATTGCTTCCAGATAAATTCCAAGCCGCCCCGGTTCCTGTTTCGTAATAGTCAAGCCCTTTCCAAATCAACGGGTTATACTTGTAATATGCGCTCGCAGAGAATAAGCTAATAAGAAGAACTGCAAATATTAACAATATTGTTTTTCTCATGTTGCATTCTTAGCTATAAGTGTAATTCGTCCTGTTACTCCACACAAAGTCGAACTCGTTGCTTCCCTGAGCCCAAGTAACATTAACCGCGTTGCTCCCGTCATAACCTATTTTTTGTATTCTCCAACCCGTCTCGTTCTCAAGAGTCCCTGCTTGCGCTTCCCCGATATAAACAGGGTTGCTTCCCGAGTAATCTATTCTCGTAGTCCAAGCATTAATCTCAATAAGATAAACAGGCTTGGCTTTCTGACCCTGATAATCATACTTCTCAGTGACGCTCGTGCTGCCTGTGAATAATACGCTGCTAAAAACAAGCAACAAAGCAAATATTGTTATGAAAACTGTTTTCCTCATATTCATTCTCCTCTAACGAATCTTATGAAACTACGACAATTAGGGTGAGCCGGGGGTATCATTATTTCTCTCCCGTCAGGGCTATTAAAAGGCTCGTCAAGTTCTCTTATTTGTCCGTGCATGCCCCTGCATATCTCTGTCGTCCTATCATCAAGGAAAGCCACATACTTCTTCTTGCCTTTAACCCCGCTGTCCTTGTAAGCCTGGAGCTTTCCCTCGTTAACGAAACGAGCGCTCTCAGTCCGAGCTATCCTAAGAGCCTGACCTTCTTTTGCTTGCTTGAATATTTTCATAACTCTTTCTTTAAGCTCAGACTCGCCTTCCTTCTTCATCATACCTTCCTTTATGCTGTTATAAATCTTCTTCTGCATCTCAGCCGCCACCCCTTTTATGCCATGCCACTTCTTGCCATCAGGCAACGTATACCCGTCAAACTGCTGCTTAGCATAAGCCTCCGCTTTGGTATTAAAAACTTGGCTCGCACCAATATCCATGTCTAATTCTTCCTCCGCTGCTTGTAATCCTTTCTTCATAGTCTTAGCCACGGCACGCTTAATCAAGTTATAGAACTCGACGCTTGTCATGCCCATAATCATTGTCCTAAGGAACTCTCCGAAGCTTTTAAGTATCGTTGGCTCTTTGCTCTTGTTTATCTCGGTGACGGCTGCTAAGACTTTCTTCTCCCAATGGTCATACATCCTGACAATGAGGTCTCCGTAAGTCTCAACATCATACCACTCATCAATACCTGTTTGTTTCTTAGGCTTCTTCTTGGCTTTGTCAATGAAAATAAACTTCACTTTTTCTCTTTCTTCTCCTCTTCGTCCTCGTTTATCTTCTTCATCATCTTCTTCAACTTCTTCTTTTTGCTTAGCTTCCTCAACATTATCACCTCGTCCGTTAAAAGGCAGATTATTCATGAAAGCAAAAGGATTATCAGCGTACTCTGAGTCGAAAGGCGGAAGACCACGCTCAGCTCTAACCTCGTTAATGCTTCTTATCTTAGCCCGCACATCAGCGAGCTGCATCTCATGGTCAATCTTTTCCTGAGCCGCGTCCCTCGGGAAATACTTGAACTGCAAAGGCGTCCTCTTCTGCAAAGGCAAATCATCCTCTCCGAGAATAGCAGGTATTATTATCCTATTAATCTTCTTCTCTATCAAGTTCAAATAAGGCAGCACAGCGTTCTTAACACTCACCCTGCTCTGCCCTTCCATTCCTGCCTTGAGAGCGTCCTCGTAAAAACCTGCTTCTACAGGGCTCAGACCGTAAACACCGAAAACAAGGTGCATATACCACTTCTGTCCTTTAAGCCATTCCATATCCTTGTTGCTCATGCTTATCTGGTCAATCTTATGATTAATAAGGTTATGCATGAGTATCTTATGAGGCTTCCCCTGGAACTTATTCATCCAATCATCATAAAACTTCTGCAAGCTCTCCTTGTTAGCGTTCGGCAAGCTCATAATAATACTCGGAATAGCATTGTTCAAGAAAAAGTCCTTATTATATCTCGTGCTCTGAATAAGCAGCTCAACTACTTGCTGAACTGCTTGCAAAGGACTAAAACCATAAGGGTTATAAGTCCTGTTGTTCATCTGGAAATAACATATTTCGTCAACATCAAAGCCTTTCGGGCTTGCCGCGGGGTTCTTAAAACTGAACTGCCACCACTTAACCGGGAAGCCGTTAATATCCTGCTCTTTCAAGAATGTGGAACCGTCATATGGTAGTATTTCTATAAGTTTTTTCTTACCGTCAATGTTTTCTCTGTGCAGATACCAGACGCCAGCGTCTATTTCTAACAAGTCGCTCAGCATGGGGTCAAGAATATCGTTGAAAGTGGCGTCGGGTATCCTGTTCGGATGATTCAAGAATTCTTTAACATACTCTATCTGGTCTTTGTAAGCGTCCTCGTTTTGTTTCTCGCTGTCCTTGATAATAATGTCCCATTCTGTCTGCTTAATAGTCTTCTTGATGGTGTTGGTGACCATCTGCACCCATGTGCTCTTAGCGAACTTTCTCAAGTCACTAATATTAATGTTTCTTGGAATACCTCTTATGGGACTGTAATACCAGATGGGATAAACAGGAAGCTTGTCGCCGCCCTTGCTGCGGGCTTCTGGTTGTAACAGTAAGAAATCCACGTCTTTAATGATAAAACTATCCCTGATTTGCTTAAGCTTTTCTATAATACCCATGAGTATGAAAAGAGGCTGCCTCTTAACAAGGGAACGACTTATGATATAAAACCTTTATTATCATAACTCATATATAAACATACCTGTTTTTCTTTCATCCTATGTAGTACTCGAACTTATTAGGCTGCGTGTCTATGTCAAAGAAAATCAGTGCTGTGGCGTCCTGGCTGTCATCAGTGTAAATATCTCCGTGCTCCCCCTTGCTAATATCCGGGTGCCTCACATTCAAATAGTTCCCTTTCCATTCACGCAAACAATTAATAGCTTCCATCCTGAAACGCTTAAAACAAGCCTTCTCCTGCAACGTCATAGTGTCAAGTGCTCCTGGCAACAAGAACCTGCCTTCTTTTATGGCGAGCTGGTAATTAAGATACATGTGATGCTTGTTCACCGGGGTGAACTTCACGGGCTTGCAAACACCTCTTAAGCCTTTCCTTTCCATCTCCTGATAAGCGTCGTAATCTAACCCGTCATACTTCTTAATATAGTAATCAGCTATGGGGTCTCCCACTCCCGTGCTGTCAATATTAAACTTAACTATGTTAGGATAGTTGTTCAGGAAATCATCTATCATGTTTAATTGGTCTTGATACAAGACTCCTCTTATCATCATCCAATTAATAACTCTCCAAACAGGCTGAACACTCTTAGTCTCAACTATCTCGGGCTCGCCATCATCATTACTAACAGTCTCGCTCCTAATAACCTCTTTCTGTCCTTCCTGCTTCAACACAACAATAAAAGTGACGTCGCTCTCCTTAGCCACATCCATGCCAACCAGGACGGGCTCGTCCGTGCTCCTAATAAGACCATACCCTGAGACGACGAGCTTATTGAATTGGCTCTCAGTCATCCACATCCCTTTCTCCAATTGCCATTCCAAGAAATACTGAGTCCTAATCTCAGGATTACTCTCTCCCTTAAGCCTTATCTGCTCCCGAATATAATTCTCATAATTCAAATGATAAGGGTCTTTTGTCTCCTCATATCTACGCCTCTTGTATTTCATGACATCCCAGCAATCGTATTTGAAAACATTACTTCCTCTCTCAATACCCCTCAAGAAATAACAAACCCTGTAACCAGCCGTGCCTATGAAAACCTTACAAGCATTAGTATCAGTGCCCATAGGCACAACCTTCTTGTCAAACTCCACATCAGGCATATCCTGAGACTCCTCAGAGATAATCAGGTGAACGGTCTTACTCTCAATCTTAGCCGTCGGAGTAACAGGAAAACAATAAACAGTGTTCCCGTTGCTAAGCCTCACGGTCGTCCCGTTGCTTTCTTCAAAAGTCACCCTGAAATCAGCCCCGCACTTCTCCAAGTAACTTTTTATCCTGTCAAAATCTGTCTTAGCCTGCTCCTTCTGAGGAGCGAATATTCCTATGTAATAACCATCAGTATTAAGCTTTATGCCGAGAGCCCTGAAAATGCCCTTAATATTAGTCAAGAGATAGACCACTGTCATGACTATGGCTTCCGTCTTGCCTGCTTGCCTGCTAATCTCAATGAAAAACTCCTCTGCGTCACGATTAATCGCTGCCTCTATAATGGCGTTGCTCGGCTCGGTCTGATAAGGATAGAACTTTATCCCGAAATACTCTTCTACGAAACGGTCTCTGGCTTCAAATATCTTATTCAGAACTCTTTTGTTTATCTTTGAAGAGCTTCTCATACAACTTGGCTGCCGGGTCTTCATATTCAATCTTCTCCGCTACTTTCTCTTTGCGACCATAAGCCTCCAAGAAACGAGTATACTTGTCCTGCGTGTCATTCAAAGCTTGTATAGCCTTAAGCTTAATAATAGGACTATTTTCGGGGTTGCTCAGAATCTTCTGGGCTTCTTCTATTGCTTTCTCATAATTAATGCCGAGCTTAAAACTTATATGCTCAATATCTTCTTTTTTGAAAGCTTTAAGCAAGGCGTCCCTGTCATCGTAAATGACGCTCCTATGAACACCCCATTCTTTGGCGAGGTTGCCTATGTGTATGTTACCCCAGCCTATGCTCTGCATGAGTTTTTTTAGTCTTCTTCTTCTCTCCTCAGCGCTCAGCTTTTTCTTCTTTTTTTTGTCGGTTTTTTGTTGGGTTTTCATGGTATGAACTTATGACCGCACTTGGGGCAAGTAACCTCTTTTACTTCTGCTTGGAACTCAACTTTTTTCTTTAATTCTGTTTCTTCTTTCTCAATCTTATTAATAATGTTAAGAACGTTCTGTTCGGTCTCACCGATTAGTCCTGTGAATTCTTCTAAGTCTATGCTTTGTAAAATCTTTTTTATTTCTTCAGCGTCCATTTCTTCATCGTGTGTTCCTCTTATTTTGTTCATGCTTTGTCTTATTAGTGCTCTTTGTGCTTGGTTCTTGACAGGTATGATTATGCATGGGACTTTGTTTTTTTGTAGAAGCCTGTATGCTTCTGCTCTGTGATGCCCGTCTATTATCTTGTTATTCTGGTCTATTATTACTGGTTGTAACTCTCCGTGTTTCTCTATGCTTCTGCATAGTGCGTCGAGTTTGGTTGTGCTCATCTTGTTCGGGTTGGTCTTATCGTGTTTTAATTCTTTCAAGTTTTTTAAAACAATCTTAATCATTGTTTTTCCCTCCTCTTCTATTACCATAAGATTCCTTTTCCTTGAAATCCCAGACGTCCATCATTCCTTAATCACACTCCAAATAAGCGCTCCGACCCATCCGAGCAAAGTCCATCCCAAGAAAAGGTTAAGAACAAAAATAGCCGTGGTGTTCTTCTTGTTCAGCCTCCAAGCATTAATACTTGGAAGGAAGTATATGAACAAAAACAACAAGGTGAAACCAACATACCAGAGTATCATAGTATCACATCCCGTATTATATCGCTTAAACACTCCTTCTTTTTAAGCCGTGTTATGACAACATCTTTCCTGACAGGCCTCACATAATAAGTCCTCACATCACAGAAACATTTGTTCCTAACATAATCCTCGAACCTCTTAAGCTGCTTATAAGCCCTCTTCTTAGCCGACTTGGTATCCCTGCTCTTAACCTCGTATCCATGAAAACACGGCTTCTTCTCACACAACCCTGTTATCATCACAATATCCATCTCGTTGCAACCATTATACTTATAAAACTTTTTCATCAAATCAAAATCCTTGCTTCTCAACAAATAATCATACACCAAGTCCACAATAGTATCATGTTCCAAACCCAATTTCTAACTCACCAAGTCCTAGTATTGGCTTTTTCCTCTCTGAGCTTCTGATAAGTCTCATTCTTCTCAGCGTAATCCTTCCTGAGCTTCTCAGGATCTTCCAACTTCTGCTTTTTTGTAATGAAAGGCAGATTCTTCTTAAAAATCTCTGTCACCCTCCAACCAATCACTTTATGCATCCGCCCAGGGTCTCCGGGACCAGCGATTATAGGAACAGTCACAACATTGCCTTTCTCATCAGTCGCATACAAATCATAATTAATATGGTATTCGTCCTTGTTAATTCTCCTAACACAATCTCCGAATTCCAAGCTCCCAGCAATAGGCGTTTTGGGCTCTATTGTGTGCCAATCCCCGTTCTCGTCCTTATGGAACTCTGGTTTGCCCATCGCCACGAGCTCTTTCAGCCTTTCCCTGACTCTCTGCTCTATCGGCAGCATTATGTTGTTACTGCCCATGAACCTTGTTCTTACAAAATCCTCTTTACTCTCAGTTTTCTTTTTCGCCATCGTCCTCCTCCTTAAAGCCTTCATACCTGAGCTTTAACATGACCGGGTGTTGTATGTCTTCAAGTCCGAGCTCCTCCCTTATCTCGTTCAGTATCTCGTTCCTTACTTGCATCCGCTTAGCTTCCGCACTACGAGGTATCCTGTCATAGCCTTTCTCTTTCCTTTTAAAACCGAGTTTCTTCATGCCTTCCGCTTCTAATCTCTTAAAATATTCCTCGGTGCCTTCCTTCATGGCTTCTATAAAGGTTTCGTCTGCTTCTATGGCTATCTCGTAATTCTTGAACTCTTTCTCCCAGAACTTCTGCTCAACCATCTCCCTTAATTGTTTCTCTTGCTGCTTCCTCTGAGCCATGAGTGCTGTTCTCTGGTCTAATAACTTCATGGCTTCTTCCATCTTGTATTCGTCTTCTGTTATCGTTCTCACTACGAAACTATTCTCGTTTTTGCTTACGATTTCTCTTTGTATGCTTTTTCTTTCCAATTTTATCTCCTCCGATTTTTTCTGGTTCTAATTCTTTCAGATAATCCTCCGGGTCTGGTCTGATGCTTGCTTCCCTGCTGGTATCTCTTCCGAACAGTTTAACAATGAT